AGTTCCCCGAAATGAACATGCGTCAGGATATGACTGACAAAGACCCTGATAAAGAAGAAAACTTCTTTGTATTACAAAAAACAATAATGCCTGCAGTTTTATTAGAGTTAGGATTTCACACTAATTTTAAGGAAGCTCAATACATTCAGACTGAAGAGTTTAGACTAAAGCTAGCTAAAGCTATGGTAGATTCTATGTATGAATGGGAAACAACTAATTTATGATAGTAACGCGCGTACATAAAAAAACAAGGCTGACTTTAAGAGAGGGGTTGGAGTTCCAACTCCTCACTTATTGCTTTATAAAAGATTTGCATATAAGTCTTGCTGATAGAAAAGCTTTAGTAGAACTAATAATTTATGGTCCTACTCCATTAAAGGATTTTTGTACTCATGTCACAAATATTTCAATATTTAAGTCATCTCAGTCTACTAGAAATGCTTTATCTAAACTTGAAAAAATGGGTTTTATATACAAGACCGGCAAGAGTAGAAAAGAGATTGTGATACACCCAGATTGCGAAATAATAAACAAACCTGCTGTTTTATTGCAGTTTGAATTTTTAGCTCATGGTACCAACAGATCCTAATACATTAATCAAAAACGTAGCTATCAAAACCGGATTTCCTGAGAAAGTATGTAGTGAAATAATACATCTTTACTGGAATCGTGTACGTCAAGGTATGGTAAAAGGTAATGCACCTTATGTTAAAATTAGGAACTTTGGTTTTTTAAAAGCATCTACTAAAGTCATTGATAGAAAAATTGAACATTACGACAAAGTATTACATAACATAGATAGCTCAAAAAAACCTGTATTTATGATACGCTATGCTAGTTGGAGAATATCTATTTTAAGAAAACTACAGTTTATTTATTTATATGAAAACTTTATTAAAAGAAAAATTAGGAAAGTTCGCGTCAGTATTTTTAGAAATCTTGAAGAATCGCAAAAAAATACAGCAGGGGTTCATAAATTTATTGATCAGGAAACAGGAGATTGAAGCTATTGCTGCTTATAGAATGAGCAAGTGCGAAACATGTGTATTTATGGATCGCAAAGGTTCTGATTGTGCTGTACCAGGAACACAACCTTGTTGTAGTATTTGTGGGTGTTGTTTAAGTTTACTTACAAGATCTCTTTCTACAGAGTGTTCTAATGATGATAATAAATTATGGCATGCTGTTATAACCCAAGAACAAGAAGATAAACTATATGAAAAAATCAACTACAAAGCGGAGTAAATACTTTACAATAGTAGGTAATAGAGTTTGTTTACCTTTGATATTGACCTTAAAACATATTAAGAATACTAATGTGTATGATGATAATAATAATCTTATAGGTCAAACTCAAACGGTTAAAAAAACCAAAGAAAAAATTGTACAGTTTTGGATTCCAAGAGCTAACATAAATTGTGTTCAGTCTTATATAAATAGTAGGAATGAGATTTCACCAGTAAGATGTTACATTACTGATTCTATAACTAATGATAGCTATTTGATAGCATCTTCACCAGAGTCAATTATTAATTTAGATTTACGCAAAAATTCAGGATATGGTTCTTAAGTTTGACGAAAAAGATCATAAATACACTTCTATAGATGGCGATAACATTGAATGGGAAAGTGTTACGCGAATAGTGTCTTCTTACAAGAATAAGTTTGACCCTAATCAACACTTTAAATCTGTAAAGAATCCTAAAAGTAAGTGGTATGGTAAAGACCCTCTAGAAGTAAAAGCAATATGGGAAGCAGAAACACAACGTTCTGTTGAGTGTGGTGATTGGTACCATAAAAAACAAGAAAAAGAACTATGGTCTGCAGGTAGTATCAAGCACGGAGATTCTACACTTCCTGTGCACAAAGCATTAGAAATAGAAGGTTCTAGAGTAGCAGAAAACCTTAAGTTGCAACCAGGTTGCTATCCTGAATTAATTGTCTATCTTAAATCTGCAAAAATTTGTGGTCAATCAGATAAGGTTATTGTTTCTAATAAAGGTGTGGTAGACATAGAGGATTACAAAAGCAACAAAGAAATTGAAAAAGAATCATTTAAAAATTGGGAGGGTAAACACAAGATGATGTTACCTCCTGTAGATAATTTACAAGATTGTAATTTCTATCATTATGCATTGCAGTTAAGTTTCTATATGTATATGATTCTTAAACACAATCCTAAATTAAAAGCAGGAAACTTAACTATTCATCATATAAAGTTTGAGTTAGAATCTACTGATGCTAATGGTTATCCTATTTATAAAAGAGATAAAGATGGTAGTTTTATAGTAAAAGGAGTAGAAAAGATAAAATTACCTTATCTTAAGAGTGAAGTTATTTCAATAATAAAACATCGCGGATGAAACTATTTGACGTAAAAAATAAAGTACTTATTCCTACAGAGCATTGTTATGCTTTAGATTTTCTTAAAGAAATAATGGAAGAATACCCTGATTGTTATATAGAAGTATATAAGTATATCTTCTACATGGGTTCTATAAGTGCTGACGAAAATCCTTTTTTTAATGTACCTGAAGACGACAAAGAAGAAATAATTTTATCTGAAATAGATAGTTCTTGTTTTTCTACAGAGGAGTTAACTATACAAAATGCTCTAGAAAAATACAGACAGCTAGAACAGACTCCTACTCTGCGCGCGTACATAGGTATTAAATCTATGTTAGATAGATTATCTGATTATATGTCTAATACAGCAATTTCTCACGGAAGAGACGGTAATATTACAGCATTGCTTTCTGCAGCTGAAAAATTTCATAAAATAAGAGAGTCTTATAAAGGAGTTTATAGAGATCTTATGGATGAACAAAAATCTCGTGTACGAGGTGATAGAGCAAGAGGTTACGATCAATGATACAAAACTTTTATTTTACAGACATTCCTACTTGGGACAATGGTACTTGGACAAAAACTACTTTTGAAAACAAAGTAGATTTTATAGAATTTTGCGATTCTTTGTTTAAGGAACCTGGTGAATATAATTTTAATGAAACTACGGCTCGTCTTTTTAATGAACAAGGTTCTTTCTTTGAAAAGAATCAATTTTACACAGATGCTCCTTACAAGAGTGCTGATTATATTAAATACTGGGACTTTGAAAAAGCTAAATGCAGAAAGGGTCTTATTATTAAACTGGGAAAAGATACTTGGTATTTAACAAGAGCCTACTACATGTGGCTTAATTTTCTACCAATCTTTGATAAAATAGATAATAAGTACGCTTTCCCTAAAATTTGGGATACTCAGTATCATATGAGACTTTATGATTTTAGAGCTGAATTAAAAGGTCTAAATTCAGTCTGTATGAAGAAGCGTCAGATTGCTTACTCCTACCAAATGTGTGCGGAGATGATTACTGAGTTTTGGTTTGAAGAAGGTTCCATTCTTAAAATAGGTGCTTCAGATAAAGGTTACATTAGCGACGAGGGTACTTGGAAATACTTAAATGAGTATAGAGATTTCTTAAATCAACATACTGCTTGGTATCGTCCTACTAATCCAGGTGGAGTTTTGCACTGGGAACAAAAAGAAGAAGAAACTATAGGAGGTAAAAAACAAACCTTTGGTAACAAGTCTATGATTCTGGGACGAAGTTTTGAAAAATCTCCAACAAAAGGTGTGGGTGGTAGATGTCGTAAGTTTTGGTATGAAGAGGGTGGTATTGCTCCTACTGCAGATAAAACTTTTAAATACTTAGAACCTGCTCAAAGACAAGGGCAAATTAAAACCGGTATTTTTTATTTAGGAGGTTCTGTAGGGGAACTTGACAAATGCGAACCTTTAAAAAAATATTTACTACGTCCTATTGAAAATAAGTTTTTGGGTGTAGAGCATAAGTTGATGGACTCAAAAGGTACAGTTGCTGTTACAGGTTTGTTTATTCCTGAACAGTGGTCTATGCCTCCTTATATAGATGTTTATGGTAATTCATTAGTACAAGAAGCATTAGAAGCTCTCAATAAAGATTATGAAAAACTTAAAGAAAATCTAGACCCTGCAGAATATCAACTTGAAATTTCTCAGCGTCCTAGAAATATAGAAGAAGCGCTAGCTAGTAGAAAAGAATCTAAATTTCCTTTACATATATTGCAAGCGCAGGAAATGCGTATTGCTAATAAAGAGTATAGTGTAGAATATTTAGATCTTGATTACAACGAAAAAGGTGAGCTTGAAGCTAAAAGAAGTATGCGTTATCCTATTATGGACTTTCCTGTAAAGAAAGAACAGAAAGATAAACGAGCTTGCATTTCTGTATGGGAAAGACCCTGTAAAGATCCATCTTTTGGTCAGTACTACGCTTCTATTGACCCTGTTTCTGAAGGCGCTACTACTACTTCAGATTCTCTTTGTTCTATTATAGTTTACAAAGCACCTACAGAAGTTACTGTGTATGAGGAAGATGGTACATCTAGAACTGAAATAGAAGGCGATAAAATTGTTGCTACTTGGTGTGGTCGATACGATGATATTAACGAGACGCATCAACAATTGTTAAATATTATTACCTGGTATAATGCGTGGACTATTATAGAAAACAACGTACCTATTTTTATTACATACATGATTCTTAAAAAGAAACAACATTTTTTGGTACCTAAAGATAAGATGTTGTTTCTGAAAGAGTTAACTGCTACTTCTACAGTAAGATCTGAATATGGATGGAAAAACGTAGGTGTCATTTTTAAAACTCACCTTTTAAGTCATGCTATTGAATATGTAAAAGAAGTCATAAATGAGGAGCATGCTACTACAGGTAAAGTAGTAAAACGTGTTTACGGAGTAGAAAGAATACCTGACCCTATGCTTATTAAAGAAATGAAAGCATATGTAGACGGGTTAAACGTGGATAGACTTGTAAGTTTTTGCGCTCTTGTGGCGTTTATAAAAGTTCAAACAGCTAACAAAGGTTTTGCTAAAAGAGTTATCAATAAAGATTTGGATAAGAATAAAGATTTGTATAAATTGACAAAGAGTCCTTTTAAACATTTTGGAGGGATGAAACAATCAATTAGAAAATCTCCTTTTAAAAATATAAGATGAGAA